GGTGGGAACAGTGCATGACGAACAGATCGTTCTCGTGCCAGATGCCGAAGTGGAGGACGCACAAACTTGGGTTTGGGCGCAGATGACTATGGAACCAAAGTATTTGCCGGGGATTCCATTAAACGCTGATGTCGGCTCAGCGCGGAGATATGGAGAAGCTAAATGAAGTACGTCATACCCCAAGAAGTTACCGTTGGTTATCGACCTTACACCGTTAAAAAGATACGCACCTTTGGTAAGGAGTGTGTCAGGGGTAAGGTTAAGTACCTTAAAGCAGAGATTGTTATTGCCAACTACGGTTATGCCGTTGGCGCGTACTCCCCCAAGGAACAGTTTGAGACGTACTGGCACGAGCTAACCCACGCCATACTGTTTGAGATGGGACACGAGCTATTTAACAACGAGGAGTTCGTATCTTCTTTTGCAGACAAACTTGCTCACTCAATAAACACGGCGAAGCTATGATCGAGAAAAAGATAACGTGGTCGCACAGCGCACTAAAAGATTTTGAAGGCTGTCCACGTCGATACAACGAAGTAAAGAATCTCAACAAGTACCCGTTCCAAGACACCATACAGACACGGTATGGCAAAGACTTACACGAAGCTGCTGAGCACTACGTTAAAGATGGCACACCCTTACCAGAACAGTTTAGTTTTGTTAAGGGTACGCTCGATGCACTACTCGCTAAGCCCGGACGCAAGTTTGCCGAGTACGAGATGGCGCTAACAGAGAAGCTAGACCCTTGTGCTTTTCACAGTGAGCAGCGTTGGGTGCGGGGTATCGCAGACTTAATCATTGTCAACGACGATAATTTTACTGCGCGTGTGATTGACTACAAGACGGGCAACAATAAGTATCCAGATCGTGATCAGCTGGTGTTGATGTCGCTTATGGTGTTCGCGCACTTCCCGCATATTAAAAGCGTTAAGTCCGCGCTGCTGTTTGTTGTGAAGGACTCCATCGTCACGCACGAGATGGGCAAAGAAGATATTGAACCGGCGTGGTGGCTGTACCGTGAGCGTGTAGCGCGGCTTGCAGCCTCTCACAGTAACGACATATGGAACCCAAACCAAACGCCGCTATGCGGTTGGTGTCAGGTTACTGGATGTGAATTTAACCCAAAACATTAGGAGGCAGTATGGCAACACGCGACTACAAGAAAGAGTATCAACGCGATCTTGAAACCGGTAAGTCCGGTCCGGGGTCTGACCAACATGAGCGCCAGCGTGCAAGACGTTCATACGATGCCAAGGGTGTCGACCGAGCAGGAAAAGATATTGATCACGTCAAACCGTTACGTAAGGGTGGTAAGTCAACGCCGAGTAACTTGAGACTGCGTAGTAAAAAAGCCAACCAAGGCGATAATAAATAAGAAAGCCAACCATGCAGATTGTCGACAATAAGATATTAGTATTACGCACTCGCTCGCCTGACAAGTTTAAGATCATTCCAAAGAGCCGAGTCCTCCGCAGTATTGATGATGGTATCCACGAAGTCGCAGTCCACTGGGGGCTGGACGAAGTGCGCGTGTTACGTAATCTAGGCGTTAAGAAAGTACCCTCGCCAATCAACGCTAAGTATGACTGGCCGGGGCGCTTCAAACCGTTTGATCATCAGCGTGAGACGTCCGACTTCTTAACGCTCAACCGGCGTGGGTTTGTGTTCTCTGAACCCGGTACAGGCAAGACACTCTCGGCACTATGGGCGGCTGACTATCTGATGCGTATTGGTGAAGTGCGGCGCTGTTTAATTCTCTGCCCCCTGTCTATCATGACCTCGGCGTGGATGCAGGACTTAAACAACAGCATCATTCATCGCAGCTGCATCGTGGCACACCACGCGCAAGCAGCACGCAGGGTGGAGATGGTTAAGGGTGGATATGAGTTCGTCATCACTAACTATGACGGTATGAACTTAATCGCAGACGACATCGTAGCGGACGGTACGTTCGATCTGATTATTGTGGACGAAGCCAACGCATATAAGAACGTAAGCACACGCCGCTTCAAGGCACTACAGAAGATCATCAAGCCCAACACACTGCTGTGGATGATGACCGGCACACCGGCAGCACAGTCGCCTCTCGACGCGTATGGCCTAGCCAAGCTAGTTAACCCAGAGGGCGTACCCAAATTCTTTACAGGCTGGCGCGACAAGGTTATGAACAAGCTCACGCAGTTTAAGTGGGGCGCTAAGATAACCGCGGCAGAGGACGTACACACAGCGTTGCAGCCAGCGATACGCTTTACTAAGGCACAGTGCCTTGACCTGCCGCCAGTGATGACGGTTACACGCGAGGTTCCGCTTACGCCACAGCAGGGCAAGTATTACAAGATGTTGAAAGACAAGATGATTATGCAGGCAGCAGGCGAAACGATCACCGCCGTTAATGCTGCGGCAGGGGTTAACAAGTTATTGCAGATCAGCGCTGGCGCTGCGTACACAGACAACCAAGAGGTCGTGGAGTTTGACTGCTCCCCACGGTTGAACGTGTTGCTTGAAGTGTTAGAAGAGACGCAACGTAAGGTGTTGGTGTTTGCCCCATACCGGCACAGCATCGACACAATCAGTACGTTCTTACAAAAGCACGATATTGATTGCGATCAAATTCATGGCGACATCTCAGCAAATCGCCGCACTGCAATATTTAAAAAGTTTCAGACTGAGGAGTCCCCGCGTGTGTTGGTCATTCAACCTCAGTCTGCCTCTCATGGAGTCACGTTGACTGCCGCTGATACGGTGGTCTTCTGGGGTCCAGTGATGTCTGTTGAAACATACCTGCAATGTTGCGCTCGCACAGACAGGGTAGGGCAGACGTCGGATAAGGTCACGGTCGTGCATATACAGGGCAGTGACATCGAGCGCAAAATGTTTAGGCAATTAGCAACACGCGTAACGGAACACGCAGCACTAATTAAATTGTATGAAGAAGTGCTTGCAAGTTAAAAAATCCGATTGTAAAATGTTTGACAGTAGCACCCAACCACGGAGTCAATGATGGAAAATACAACAGTTGTACCAATGGATAAGCTCGCCAAGGCTTACCTGAATGTGCGCACCAAGAAGCAGGTGTTGACGCAAGAATACGAAGCTGAGTTAGCAAAGCTCGAAGAAGTTGAAAACGAATTGAAGAACGGAATGAAGTCGCAGTTGCTTGCCCTCGGCGCTAAGACCTTGCGTACCGATTTTGGTACAGTCATGCTCGGCCAGAAGACGCGCTACACCACACAGGATTGGTCGTCGTTTAAAGATTTTGTCGTGCAGCATGACGCGCTTGATCTGTTTGAGAAGCGCATTGCGCAGGGCAACATGGCTAAGTTCCTCGAAGAAAACCCCGGACTCGTACCGCCGGGACTGAACTCAGATACTGAGTATCAGATTAGTGTACGTAAACCTACCAAGTGAGAATGTTATGTCAAATATTGTTGAATTAAATACCTCGTCCCTCCCGTCGTTTGTTAAGCGTGGTGAACTGTCTGCCGTATCCAAAGCCCTGATGGGCGGCAATGCCGGCACTGGCGGTAAGCGCATCTCCATTCGTGGGGGTGTGTTTCGTCTGATGTCAGACGGTAAAGAAGTAGCGTCCATTGAAGAACGTCATCTCGATGTCGTGATTGTTAACGCTGCACCAAAAGTGTCGCGTACGTTCTACATGGCAAAGTATGATGAGAACACACCGGCTGCGCCGGACTGCTGGTCACCTGATGGCGAGACGCCTGATGCTGGCGGTAAGAATATTCAGTCTTCGTCATGCGCTACCTGCCCACAGAACATCGCTGGTTCAGGTGATGGCACTAGCCGCGCCTGTCGTTACTCGCAGCGCTTAGCTGTGGTGTTGGCAAACAATATTGACGGCGATGTGATGCAGCTCCCACTGCCAGCACAGTCGATCTTTGGTAAGGAAGAAGGCGACAACCGTCCGCTGCAAGCCTACGCTCGCGCTATTGGCGCAATGGGTGCAGGTGCAGACATGGTTGTGACACGCTTGAAGTTTGATACCAAGGCTGCCGTACCTAAGCTGTTCTTCAAGGCTGTACGTTGGTTGACGGACGACGAATACGCAATCGCAACAGAGCGAGGTCAAACCCGCGAAGCAGTCAACGCAATCACCATGACTGTTACACAGACCGACAAAGTGCTGACAAACGTAGCTGGTACACCGCCAAAAGCGACCGTATCAATGCCTGCACCTGAAGCCATTAAACCTAAGACGGCTAAAGCACCGAAGGCTGCTGCGGAAGAAGATGATGGCGGCGCTGAACCTGCTAAGCGTGCGTCGACGACTAAAGCTGCGACAGAAACAAAAGACTTGTCCAAGCTTGTCGATGAGTGGGGCGATACGGACGACTAATCTTACGGGGGAAAGCGGATGCCGAAAGGTGTAGCGAGTACCCCACTGAATAGCCCAGCCGGAGGTGGCGCTAATAACACCGGCAGCGGGGGCTGGAATCCTTGTCAGGTATTTCCTTTCACCAGTGACCCCGCACTTTATACAACGAAGCACAGTCAACGAAGAGCAAAATGGCCTATTCAGATTCTGTTAAAAGCAGCGTATTAAAGGCTCCGAAAACGCTAGGCAACCAGCTAGGGCGTTACGCGATACACCTCGACATACCTGTCACCTTTGTGGCTAAGGCCACAGGCGCTACAAGACAGACCGTTTATAACTGGTTCAATGGCGGCGAAGTGTTGCAGCCATACCGAGCGTCGGTCACATCCATACTAAAAATTGTACAAACGTCACCGACTTTTGAAGACGCAAGGAGAAAAATATGCACAGCGTTCAACCTTTCAGCTTAACCAATGCTGAGCTATGCCACTACGCTGATCTGCTTTTTAGTGAGCAGAACGGACTGCCTGTCGCATGGCAACAAGAACTGATTAAACGGTTCACCCAGATTATCTACCCAACAGCCGACGCTCTTTAATCGCTAGGAGCGTAAATGAACCCGCTTGATTTTCTTGCGGCGGTACTCCCGTCCGCAGAGGATTTTTATTGCATCGCCGAGTTGTCCTCGAA